GTGGCCTCCTACCCCCGCTATTTCAAGTCGGGGGTACGTCAGTTAAAGAACATCACTGACGAAATGTGTAAATCTTTGCTTCTTCATACGCATCTCCATCATCGTTGCTGGCTACCCAGATAGGGCGCCCGGTTTCGGTAAACTCCAGCTTAACATCGCTGGGGCTAAAGATGGGATGACTCTCGGCACGTGTATATACTGTGTAGAGAGGCGTAACGTAGTCGCAGGGGTACTTTGAGATGATCTTCGTACCTACCTGTTTATACGTGTGGAAGAAGAACCCGCTGAACCCGGCACGCCGTTCCTTTCGAGGGAGATGACCTTTCCACTTTTGTGAGTGGAGGTGGCCGTCGCCATACTCGTCGGGTCCGAAGCGCCGTAAGGGTTCAGGTATCATCGCTCGCACTTTCTCATAGCGCTGGAAGTCTCTATCAGCGTAGTAGTGATTGTGCAACACGAATAGGGTTTGCGCTGACACCAGTTTTTTCTGGTAATACGGGCGCACATCGATTCCAAGATAGTAATCAGCACCGCAAGACTCACGGAAAGGACCCGAAAGAAACGACTTCCCTAAATTAATAGAAAAGCCAGCAACTTCCAGTGTCCTGATGACGTCGTTAACCCGGTTACCTGGGCATATGATATCATCACCGTAAACGGACACACTTGCAACATCGCTTTCACAAGCGGCGGCAGTAAGTGCCCAGAAGATGAGCGTTTCCAGAGGAAAAGTGAAACCATTCCCCGTTGACGCAAACTTCTCAAGCTTAATGACGCGACCTTGGTAGGTCGTGTTCCTACAACCACAATCGCGCAACAGATGATACCAACCGTCAGGTAAGAAAAACTTGACGGCCTCTGTTGCTATGGTTTCGGATGCTGATCTCAGGTCCAATGTGGCATCGTGATTCATAATCGATGCCGCACGAGCCAGACGCTGGTTCTTCGTCTGATCACGTATTCCTAGACCTGCACGTTCGAGTCTCCGCTCGAGCCACCGTCCCAATCCACCTTGTACTAAAGTGTTAAGGGTTGGTTGGACATCCATTACACGGAGAGTTTGAGCGTTCTTGCTGACAAACTGCAAGGCGCCTGTTGAGATGCACAGGTTCATTACACCGCTTTCCCAGCACATCCCTTCGCCAGTCTCTTCACAGAGGTAGGTTGGGATTTCTGAATGGACAAAGTCGACATGGCAGTCAAGCCAGTGCGGCATTGTTTCAAACAGGTGCGCAAGGTACGGTGACCTAAACAGCTCGACACTACACGTTGGCGTTTCAGCTAACTTGTGCTGAGGGATCGCCTGCCTCTTTTTTATGGAGGATGTAGAACCAGGTCCAAATTGGAGGTTTAGCTCCTCGATCCGGGGTACAACCCCTAAAACCTTAGCAATTAGTCCACGTGCCTTGTCGAAATGACGGCGCGTGCGCGGGAGTAATTCAACGTTCCCGCGTGCTAAAGCTCTAAAGAACCGATTGGTGGCTAAACACTGCTTCTCGGACTCTTCGAACTTCTGATACGCAACAGCCTCCTTGTCAACCCCGATGTCGAGATCTTCAAGTTTGGTGTAAAAGGCCAATGCTTGACGACAGTGCATCAGCTGGAGAACATCCCAGCCGTAGTCGTTTTGTTTCAGTTCGAAGGCGCAGATGGCCGCATAGTCTCGACGTTGAATCATGTCGAGGATCTGCAAACCAACCACTCCGCCCTCCCGGGCGTGACTGGCACTGAGGTCATCAAGTACCGAAAGCGTCTGCTTTAGCTTCAGCTTCGTCGTCCACGTTGACAGCTTGTTGAGTGTCATTACATTTTCCTTTTAAGGGAATGGAACTGTGGATGGATAGCGCGGACTCACAACCCGCGTCAACACACAACCCGAAGGCTATGGTCAACAAGGTCGAGAGCAGTAGCACCGTTCTTTGCCAGTTCATGGCTTAGGAAGCAGTGATACCTTGGTCAAGCAGTTCAGCAGCTACACCGCTTGTGGCGGCTGCGACTGAGGTAGAAACGTTGTTGCCGATATTCACCGACAACATCCGGATGGTCCGGCGTTCCTCTTCCGTAGCACGGTCCGAGATGTACAGGACCTGCGACGACTGATTGACGTACGCGATCTTCGCTGCAGCGGTATACCCGGCCGAGTTCTGGCCGGAGACGGATTCGAGCACAGGAACCTCGATCCTGATTTCCAACCGCGTAAACCCGTTCTTCAACTTCTTCTCCAGCGTAGTGCAACGCACGTTGGCGTTGATTGGCAGGTTCGAAAGCGTCTCGCGCCAGAAGGCAACTTGTCCGAGTTTTTCATCGTACTTGTTGCTCATCGGTTTGAGCGTATGGGCCACGGGTGTGGATGCACCGTCATAAACGACGATGTTGGCTTGAGTAGACATACTCTTTTACTCCAGTTAACTACTTGCGTGCAGACGCAATCAGCGATGTAACAAGCGCTGCTGCATTTTGGATGTGTGGTAACGAGAACGCTTTCTCCAGTGTTTTAAAACCGGGGAGCGGCACGTTGAGGGGCTCAGTTCCTGGCCACCTGTTGAACCACACTCTCTTCTCTATCGCTTCAGTCGGACGCTCAAAGTACGCATAAGCGGGGCCTGACCATGGACAGTCGTACCGTCCGTGCGGGTATCCCAATGCATACGGCTTTGCGTGACAGTCATCGAGCACTTTCGTGCCACCTGTACTTTGTTTCATTGTCCAGGCGTAGTCGACGTCGAGCCCATTCAGAAAGCCAATGTTGTCCAGGTACGTGCCAATCGGTATGAACCAATCGACAACGAAGCTGAACGGTACTAGCTCCCACGCCACAGACAGAGGGTTTAGCAAACCCAATGACCTCGGCGTACTGATAGCTTCTACATAGGAGATTCTATACTCTTTCCATATCCGTTTTAGGACAAAGAAATTGTAGTTACCCCCTGCTACAGCATCGTCAACCACCTCTTCGTGCGATTTCCTGCACCGGAGTTTGAGTGACCGAGGTTCGGATGTTTTGGATTCAATCCAGTTCATTCCTTCCTCAATATCTTGCATCAGCGGCAGCCACCCGTAGGTGAGTGCCAACCAAGTACCAGATATGTCGCTGTAGTGTAGCCGAGCATTATTGCCGCGACCGCGAACACCTTGCGGTGCTCGTAGGAGATTGCGAATCGTTGCGCCAATTTTCCGACGCATCTTTTCCGTTTCCTTCCTCCTCCGCCAAAGCGGAGCGTTCGAAAGTGCGCTTTGCACGCCGTGGAGATTACCACGTTTTAACTCTCTTACAGCCACTAGGATTGCCCTAGCGCTGCCGACAACACTCTCGAGTGTCTTAGGCATCTCACCCGCTACGATACCGGCATTGAAGTCGTGTGATCGTAGCTTAGAAACAACCTTCGACAATAGCTGGTTCTCCAGTAAACCTGTCCACAGAGGTGGCGTGCCGTTGATGGCCACACCATATGTAGAAGGCGTGCCGATGATTTGGCCGTTGTTGGAGTCCCTGAGCACTAAAGGACCTCTATCCGTCAGACGATACACCTTCCAGTACCAATTCTCTGCCTTATGAGCAGGGTCGTCGGCACCGGACCACTGAATTTCTTCGTGGCGAAAGTGTAATGTTTCACTAATCTGATTGACGATGTGTCCAGTTGTCATACTGCATTCCTCCTTCAAGGCTCCGGTGTTACAGGAGTACCCTGTTGAAGAGGACTGTTGTGAAACAGCCCCGTTATCACGCACATTAGAGTAAAACAACCCACTTATACGGGACAATCTTCCATTTCGGCAGTTTGCGCAACATCTTACGATGTCGACGCGCAGCTTCGGTTTTGGACCGTTTCCGTTTCATGGGCTACTCCTTTGGAAGGAACGGACGCCAAGGCGCCCGCCCTCTCACGCGTGAAGGTCACTTTGCGAAAATGACCTAGAGACCTCGCTCCCTCCTGACTGCTTTTTGGAATAAGCCCTAAGGCAAATTCCTTGAAGCTGGTTTTGGA